TATCACGTTTACAACTTGCATATGAACATCTTCCAAAGTGGTTACAACAAGGAGTAATGAGTTGGAACAAGGGTTCTTTGGAGTTAGAAAATGGTTCAAAAATATTGGCAAGTTCTACTAGTGCTTCTGCTGTTCGTGGTGGGTCTTACAACATTATTTTCCTTGATGAGTTTGCATATGTCCCAAGTAATGTTGCAGAACAATTTTTCAGTTCAGTCTACCCTACAATAAGTTCGGGTAAAACTACGAAGGTAATGATCGTTTCCACCCCACATGGTATGAATATGTTCTATAAACTATGGGTGGATGCAGAAGAACAGAGAAACGAATACATTCCGATTGAGGTGCATTGGAGTGAAGTTCCGGGTCGTGATGAAGCATGGAAGGAACAGACTATCAAGAACACCTCTCAAGCTCAGTTTAACACAGAGTTTGAATGCGAGTTCCTTGGTTCTATTGATACACTGATTGCACCCCATAAACTTAAACAGTTAACATATCGATCACCGAAACAGTCTAGTGGCGGTCTAGACGTTCATATTCCACCACAAGCAGATCACACATACCTTCTCACTGCTGATGTTTCACGGGGAACATCAAACGATTACTCAGCATTTGTGGTTGTGGATGTGACTGAAATACCGTATCGGGTAGTTGCAAAATACCGTGACAATGAGATCAAACCTCTCATATTCCCATCTAAAATCTATGACACTGCACGGGCATACAATCAAGCATTTGTGTTGATTGAGGTCAATGACATAGGAGAACAGGTTGCTAACGCTATGCAGTTTGACTTGGAGTACGACAACCTTATTATGGCTAGTATGCGTGGGCGGGCGGGACAAGTCCTTGGTGGGGGGTTCAGCGGTGGTAAAGCGCAGTTGGGGGTAAGAACCACAAAGGCAACAAAGAAGATTGGTTGTTCAAATCTTAAACAGTTGGTTGAGGACAATAAACTTATTATTGAGGACTACGAATGTATTAATGAGTTGTCAACCTTTATTGTTAAGGGTTCATCTTTTGAGGCTGATGATGGGTGTAATGATGACCTTGTTGCATGTCTCTTTATCTTTGCATGGGTCACAGACCAACAGTATTTCAAAGAATTAACTAATAATGATATCCGTAGAACAATGATGTCTGAACAACAAGACGCTTTAGAACAGGATATGGCACCCTTTGGTTTCATAGTAAATGGACTTGAAGATGAGAATATTGGAGAAATGGTAGATGAGTATGGAACCCGTTGGTCGCCCTTTGTAAGAGACAGTTCTGGAAGTTGGTAATATCCTAAATAAATTCGATTAAGTCATGATGTTTTTTGATGTAGCAGTTGTAACATAGAATAACAGATTGATCGATCAAATGGAAGACTTCTTTGCGACTAGCATCACTTGTTCCAACTCTCTTGGATACTTTGCGTATCTCTGCATCATGAGGCCAAAATTTGAGACAGACATGTTCTGCCTCACCACAGTGAACACATGATTTTTCTGTGAGAAATTCGTTTAGAAGAAATACTCGCTTCTGATAATTTCTTCGTGAAACCTTCTTGATGGTATCTTTGTATTTTTCATAATGATCATTCATAATTCTATTTATATGATATAACACTTATAAAATTGAGTTATGTAAAAGAGGTTTTTTATAAATATCTGTATAACAAATAACTCTCTTTAAGTTAGGAGTAAAGACATGGGATTTTTAGTTTCACCCGGCGTTCACGTTAGGGAAATCGATCTTACAAATGTTGTTCCTTCTGTATCTACGTCGATTGGCGCAATTGCCGGACCTTTTCAAAAGGGTCCAGTAAGTGCAGTTACCGCCATTAGTTCGGAAGAACAGTTGCTATCGACATTTGGTAAGCCAAATAGTTCAAATTTTGAGTGGTGGTTCACTGCTGCAAACTTCTTGCAGTACGGTGATGCACTCAGGGTGGTTCGTGCAGAATCAGCCATTCTAAACGCTGGTGCAAACAGTGGTATCCTTATTCGTGACGATGACCATTATGAAGCTAGTTTCTCAACAGGACAAGGTTCTCATGGTGAGTGGACTGCTCGTACCGCTGGTACTCATGGTAACTCACTTGGTGTTGATATTTGTCCAAGTGCAAAAGCATTTAGTCAGCAACTAGGAACACTTAACCTAGTTAATGGTGCTGGTGCAATTGGTGATCTGTCTATTACAGTAGATGATCAAAATGCAACATCCGCAACAATTGCGATTGGGGATATTATTAAGTTCATCACAAATAACAGTGTTATTGCTACTTCCAACGGGGCAATTACAGTTGCAAGTAAAAACTTAACAGTTGATACGGTTTCTGGTACTCTTGCAGTTGGTCAACGTGTCGTTGGTGCAGGCATCTCTGATGGTGATGAAGTGGTTAAGGTTGCTACAGTTACTTCGCAGACAGCTGTTATTCTTGACAAAGCAATAACGGTTGCAGATAATATTCCTCTTGCATTTACGACAGATGCTGCGGTAGAAAGTGGTAATGTAGAATACGAAGTTACAGCAGTTTCAACTAATGATCTAACTATTCGAGTTCTTGATGATCCTAGTGGTGCCGGACTTCAGACAATTATTCCTGATAACTCATACATTCGCCGTCGTTGGCGTTTCAGTGATCTATTTGACAGTGCCCCCGGTACATCAGATTGGTCAATCGCAAATGCTCGTGGCGAATTAGATGAATTGCATGTTGCAGTTTATGATAAAACTGGTGACATTACAGGTTATGATGTTGATGTTAAAGGACAACGCACATCTTCAGTTATCGAAGTATGGCCTGCAATGTCTAAAAACTCCGCTGCAAAGACAACTCAGGGTGGTGGTAACTACTATGCAGATGTTATCTTCCGTGGTTCCAATTTCATTTACTGGACAGATCATATTTCTGGTGGTAGTAACTGGGGTACAGATATTGCCACAGGTACGGACTACACATTGGTGGCCGGTGTTAATAGTGATACTCTGACAGGTGGAACAGATGATTACTCTGTTACTGCTGGTGAAATAGAACTTGCTTATGACAAGTTTGCTGACACAGAAAATCTTGACATCAACCTGATTATGGGTGGTCCAAGTTCTGGTGTTGCAGACACAGAAGCGGGTCAAGATACTTTAGTAACAATGATCACAGACCTTTGTGAATTGCGTAGGGATTGTGTTGGTTTTGTATCTCCTTATCGTGGTGCAACAGTTGGTGTTACATCATCCATTACTCAAACAGAAAATGTTAAGAATGCATTTGACAAATGTCCATCGTCTTCATACATGGTATTCGATAGTGGATACAAGTACATGTATGACAAATACAACGATGTGTATCGGTTTGTTCCTCTGAATGGTGATACTGCTGGTCTTTGTGCAAATACAGATGCTGTTGCTGATCCTTGGTTCTCACCAGCGGGTTACAATCGTGGTGGTGTTCGTAGTGCAATCAAACTTTCTTACAACCCACAAAAAGCAGATCGTGACATTCTCTATAAGGCTCGGATTAACCCAGTGGTTGATTTCCCCGGACAGGGTGTTACACTCTTTGGTGATAAGACTGCTCTTACAAAACCAAGTGCATTTGACCGCATTAACGTGCGTCGTTTGTTCCTTGTTCTTGAAAAAGCAATCGCCACTGCTTCTAAGTTCCAACTCTTTGAGTTCAACGATGAATTTACAAGAGCCCAGTTCCGTAATCTGGTAGAACCCTTCTTGCGGGATGTGCAGGGTCGTAGAGGTATTTTCGACTTTAGGGTAATTTGTGATACAACTAATAATACTGGTGAGGTCATTGACCGTAACGAGTTTATTGGTGACATCTACATTAAACCAGCAAGGTCAATCAACTTTATTACACTAAACTTCATCGCCGTTCGAACTGGTGTTGCGTTTAGTGAGGTAGGAGGTTAATCATGGCAAATATAGATGACTTTAAAGCAAATCTAATCGGTGGTGGTGCAAGAGCCAACCAATTTAGGGTAACTATTACTCCACCATCAGGTATCGCAATCGGTCTTGATACTCGTAGAACTTCGTTTCTTGTAAAAGCTGCAGCATTACCAACCCGTGCTATCACTGAAATTCCTTTGAAATTCCGTGGTCGTACAATCTACATGGCGGGTGATGCAGCTGAACCAGAAGCTTGGGAAGTTACATTTCTTAATGACACTGACTTTATGATTAAGAATGCAATCGAACTTTGGTCAAATGGTATCAATGATTTCGCATTGAATACTGGTGTTGTATCCCCCTCTGACTATCAGACAGACTTAACTGTTGAACAGTTGGATCGTGACGAAACAGTTCTGAAGACATATATTCTTCGTAACTGTTGGCCAACGACAAGTGGTTCTGCAATTGAACTGAGTATGGATACAGAAAGTACAGTTGAAGATTTCACAGTTTCTTGGAGATATCAACACTTTGAAGCTTCTGGCGTAAACTTCTAATTTGAACCTACTAAATAGACAGTAGGAGATAAAAAGATTATGGCAGAATTATTTGGTTTTACAATACAAAAAGCTAAAAAGGATATGGGGCCTCGTGAAAAAACTTTCACGGACCCCACTCCTGATGACGGCGCAATTGAGGTTGCGGGCGGCGGATTCTTTTCATCTGTACTAGATACAGATGGGCGGGAACGCAATGAACTTGACCTCATTCGGAGATATAGAGATATCTCTATGCAATCGGAGTGTGATGCTGCGATTGAAGATATTGTAAATGAAGGTATCATTTCAAATCTTAACGATATCCCAGTCAATATTGACTTAACTAATTTACCTTATAGCGATAAAATTAAAAAACGTATTAGAACAGAGTTCATGGAAGTCTTGCGTCTTCTCAATTTTAATGAGAAGGGTCATGACATTTTCCGGCGTTGGTATATTGATGGAAGGGTGTTCTATCACAAAGTTATCGATAATAAAGACCCTCAGAAGGGTCTAACTCAATTGAGGTTTATTGACCCGTCTAAGATTCGTAAGGTTAGAGAAACAACGAAAACCCCAGCAACAGATCAAAATGGTGTTGAGATGATCAAAAAAGTGGATGAGTATTTCATCTACAATGACAAATCCTTTGCCTCAGCTGGGATGCAGGGTAATGATCAAGGAATTAAGATTTCTGCTGATTCGATAGTGTATGTTCCATCAGGTCTTATTGACAATAACTCAGGTCGAGTTATCTCTTATCTGCACAAAGCAATTAAACCAGTTAATCAGTTGCGTATGATTGAGGATGCGATTGTTATTTATCGTATCTCTAGAGCACCTGAGCGTAGAATTTTTTACATTGATGTCGGTAATTTACCGAAAGTCAAAGCAGAACAATATCTAAAAGATGTGATGAATCGTTATCGTAACAAGTTAGTTTACGATGCAACCACAGGGGAAATTCGGGATGACCGAAATCATATGTCGATGCTTGAAGATTTCTGGTTGCCTCGTCGTGAAGGTGGTAGGGGTACAGAGATTACAACACTTCCCGGCGGTTCTAATCTGGGGGAAATAGATGATATCGTATACTTCCAACGAAAACTATACCGTTCACTTAACGTGCCGATTTCAAGACTTGAAGCCGAAAACGGATTCAGTATGGGTCGAGCATCAGAAATTACTAGAGACGAACTCAAGTTCACTAAGTTCGTACAACGTATTCGTAAGAAATTTACCCCCCTATTCACTGACTTGCTCAAAACTAACCTACTCCTTAAAGGAATAATTTCTCCAGAAGACTGGCCTCGTATGCAAGAGCATATTCAGTATGACTTCATGGAAGATGGTCACTTTGCAGAGTTGAAGGATGCAGAACTTCTTAATGATCGTATCCAGACACTTGATGGTATTCAGTCTTACATTGGAACATTCTTCAGTAAAGAATATGTATTGAAGAAGGTTCTGAATATGACTGATGCTGAAGTTCAAGAAATGCGAACTCAGATGAAGAAAGAACTTGAAACTGACCCATTGGATGGTGGTATTGATATGCCAGATGGTGGCGATGGTATCACAAGGTATCCACAAGATGCTGCGGGTGGTGTAATTGCACCAGATCAAATGCCAGACTATGAAGAACCAGAACAAGATGGTAAACCAGATGATGATCAGAAGTTTAATGGAGGAGATAAATAATGGATAATGAATTTGTAGACGCTCTTAGAAATAATAACAATATCGAAGCAGAGAAGGCATTTAGTATCACAATGGGTACTAAGGTTGGTGATGCTTTGGAAATTAAACGCCGAGAACTTGCTAATACATTTATTAAATATCAAGATAAGGAAGCGGATGTAAATGAAACGGATTGAGGAAATCTATGAATCTACAGTTGTAGAGAGGGATGAACACAAGAAATCTAAGCAATATAAGCGTCTTTCACCTAAAATGAAGGATGCAGTGGACGATTTGTTTAAAAAAATGGACTCTAAACCTTCAGATTTCCTAAATAGTTTCGAAAGAACTATAACAGACATATCTAAGAAATTTAAAGTTCCTGAGAAGGAACTTCTTGGATACTTTGAAAAAGAAATGTTAGCGATCTAGGGGAAAAGAATGGCCATTGTTACAAGAACACTCAGAGATACTGTCGTTAATGCACCCGGCGCTGGTGGAACAGTTACAATTAAAGTTGATATCGAAGATGATGCTGCAGCAGATGGTGCTATTTTAGATGCAAGCGCATTAGATGGTCATGCGAATGGTGCAAAACTACACATCTCTAGACTTTGGTGGGCATTGACTCAAGGTAGTGCCGACGATGATACTGGTCATGTTGAAATTCAAGAAGTATCTTCTGGAACAGATATTGTTCAGATTAGACTTGCTGGAACTGGACACTATGATGGTACTGCTGGTCTTATTAAGGGAACTGCAACAAATGCAACCGCAACTTCTGGTGACCATCAAATAACTACTTTTGGTACATCTGGATTTGTTATTATCGAATTCAAAAAAGACGAAAACTATACAGCGTAAGGATAGTCCAATGAAGTTATTTTCAGAAGCAGTAGAAGACGTAGAATATATTACTGAAGCAAAAGAGGGCGGTGGTAAGAACTACAAGATTCGT